CATGCACACCTTTTTCTAACAAACCATCGAATCGTAATGCAACTAATCTTTTTAACACTAGATGAATATCACACATATTCTGACCACCCATTGACCAACCGTTGAAATGTGTATCTGGATATTTTTTAGGATCACAGTAGTCTTTCATTTGTTGATACCAATCTTCTGCATCAGCATGATTTTCACCTTGCAGTACATTTAAAAACTTACAGTTACCGTTACGATTTTTCATAAAGTAATCATTATTAATACGTGTTGCATTTACAGCCTCTTGATATGTACTGATACCTGTTGCTTTAGCACCAGCAGGAGATCTAGATACCCAAGCAGGAATATCAAGTATCATACCATAGTCCATATATGCGTCCATCCAAGTTAAAACTTGTTCACGTTTCTTTTTTGCTTTAGGACAATTAGGATCTTTCCAATCACCTTCCCACACACCTTTACCAATCTGGAAACCACCCGAGTCACCTAGTAACCAACTGTTTTCTCTATCTCGTTCACGTATCATTAATTCTTTTGGAGCATCTTTGTTTACATCAAGTTCGGCGTGTCCTGCCGAATATAAACTCCAATGATATTGAAACAGTCCTTTGTCAGGTTGTAACCAATTCATACTCTCTACATCATTTGTAAAGTTCTTTGGTAGACGACTACGTTCTACGTATTCTTCACGTCTTTGCTTACCAATAAATGTAGCAAAGAATCCGCTAATAGCAGGAAGAAATATTGCGTAATCTTTTTGTTCTTGTGTGAGGTTAGTGTTCATTTTTATCTTGCCCTATAAATGTCAGTTCTATTAATCCTTCTTTTTAAAACTCTTAGTAACTCTTCCATTTTATCAATTACATTAATCAAGTCAGGATCTGTAATCATTTTTGTTTGTGTTCTAAGAGCCTCATACTCAGTTAAAGGAATAGAAACCATTGCAGATACTTTAGTTTCATTTTCAAAACTAGCATCTACGTCTTTGTCTTCTACACTTGTCATAAGCCTCCTTATTTGCTTTGAGCAGGCATTATATAATCATACGTTGCCAAACCACTGTCTACACTTATTTGCATAGCACCTTGATCTGAAATACGCATTGTCTTATCACCATTTAGTCCAAGTACTGCTAATACCTGTGCTACAGGCCATGCCCATTCATTTTTTAGTTGCCCAGTTATGCCTGGTTGGAATACAAATTCACCTGCGTGTGTACTTGCATCACCGAATTTAAATTTAAGATCTCCACTGTCAGTCATTACAGTAAATACAGTTTCTTCTGCATTTGCAGTTGCCTGTAACTTAAATCTTTGAATTGCCGCCATAGTTGGTTGTACTTCGACATCCCAACTTGCACCTTTAAACTTTACAGTTTTTAGTTTTTCATTAATAATTTCTGCATTCATGAATCTATAATCATTTTTAAAGTCTTTGGTTGCATTTTCAAAATGAATACCAACTGGAATAGTTGCACCATTTCTTTCAGCAGTAACAACATCAATTGAAGCACCATCCTTGTATTCAGGACATTTCAAATGAATGTCTAACTTATTTAGGTTAGGCATACCAAATGTGCCTTTTAGTTCTACCTGTGCGGCTTTTGTAGTAGCCTGCAAAATAACTGATCTATCTTCTGCCATAGAATCAATACCAGTCTGTGCATCATCACCGTTTACCTTAACAATGTTAAGAAAGCCAAGTGCGTGTGTATGTGCAACAATGTCTTGTAATATGTCTTTCATGTTTTATCTCCTGTTAACATATATTATATTTAGAAAATCATTCAAAGTCAAATAAATTATTGAATGTATTCTTCTGTTCGGTTGATTTAATATCCCAATCCAAAACACCTAATAAGTTGCCCAATTTGTTATCAATAATAACACTTTCCATTTCTTCATCCGCAAACGGAAGTTCTTGGAACCAACTAGGCAATCTAAGTTCATCTGTAGGATATGCAACCGAAGTATATCCCATGGGATTATTTTTTAGTTTACACACAATTACTTTCATACCATCAACAATATTCATACTGTAATTGTCGCTATTCATGTCTTTGAGTGTATTCCAATTTATGCTGGCTCTGACGTGTCCAGGCATATTAACTTTGCCATGTTTTTTCTGCTTGGCAAGATAATCTGTTACATTATTTGCACGTTTAGGTGATCCTTTTTCCCAACCAGGACGTCCTCTAAACTGTGTTCTAAATTCACTAATTTTTTCTAGTATATCTTGTTCTTGTGCACCAGTAAGTACATCTAGCAATAGTTCACTCATAAAGTCTTGCATAAACACTGGAGTATCAGAACGTTTAAGATCTAACCCCATTGCTTTAACTTTCCCTGGCTTACCTTCTACATCAAGACGTTGTCCTTCAAGATCATAAATTAATATTGCATATCTTTTCTTTGTAATAAACAAACCTTTTTCACCAACTACTTCTCTACCAGCGGCAATAACTTTGCCTCTGCTCTTTGGACAATGAAAGGCATCATTCATAAACTGCGGAAAAGTTTTGTTTGCTTCGTCACAGATTGTATCATACAATTCAGTTACTTTGTCTTTGCCCCATTCGATTTCACCCTTATCAATTTCTGCACGTAAACTTGTATATGCAGTAAAATAGCAACTGTCAGTATCACCATATATAATGCCTTTACCTACATGGTCATATTCGCCTGTGATAATTTCATTAACTTTTGCCGCCATGTGTTTTGTAATAGTTCTACCAGATAGTGTCGTACTTTGACCAATACGTTTATCAAAGAATCTACAACCTGGATTTAGAATAGCACCATATAAACTATTTAGGTTAATCTTTTTAACCAACTGTCTTTTATCCCAAAATGCTTCTTCAATCTTGTTACCTGCATCAATGGCTTCTTTTTTCTTTGCTTGTAGTTCTTTACGTTCATCGTACCAACGTTCAAGCAATCCAGGAACAATACCGTCATACTCTGTTGTAAAGATTGTGCCATTTGCACTCAATACCCATGGTTGATTACTTTCAAATATTAATTTGTACACTTCTGATGCACTCATTATATCTGATTCACCGTTTTCCCAATCGACAGTAATTTGTTTGTCTTTTCTTTGTTCCATAACAAAGTCATATTCTAAACTACCGAAATGGTTTTCCCAAGCCGCCGCAAAAGATTTTTTACGGAGTGTCATTTCGTTCTTAACATATTCTTCAGTGTACTCGCCACGCAATTGGCCAACCACTGTTGCAGGATCCATGTTCAATGCTCTAATCACAGAAGGATATAGTGAATTAATATCCATTGAGCCAATCCAGTCATGTAATCCTTTTTTAGGATATGCCACATAAGCACCTGCGGCTGTTGTATCACCTAATGCATCTCTTGTCACTCTGTTAGGAACAACAAAGCCACGTCTGTGTGCTTCATTAATAATCGCCTGCTCTGTAACTGCTACGGCACCCATTGTCGTTGGAAGTAGCACAGTATTGGCATGAGCAAGTTCGTTGGCTAAATCAATAAATCTTAGTTTTTTATCAAGTTTATCGAGTAGTGCTACGTCTTGCCTGTTATATTCAATAAATGTTTTAAAGTCGTTGTTGTATAATTGATCTAAAGTACCTTCATAAACAGTTTTCTTTTCACCAACTTCCATTTCACCGATAGCATCAAGTCTATATGTATGGCGTTCTTCATATGTGTATTTTCTATATAATTCTAAACTGTCTAAATGCTGACGTCCGATTAGATCATAAGTTTCTTGTTCTCGACCAAATTTTTCATATGTTCTTTTCTTAGGATACTGATCCCATAAACAAAAACGTCTTGTATCCTCTTTAGATAATACCCTAGTAATTCTGTTTACAGTATAAGGAATATCATAACCTTCACTGTTCCAACCGCTTATAATATCTGCGTCCTGTATCAAATCTAGAAATGTATTAAGCATTTCTGCTTCGCTTTTAAATAAATGCGTGTTTGGAAAGTCTTTACATTGTTCTTTTGCTTCTTCCATTGATAGTGTTTTAGGTGGGAGTGCAAGTGTTACAAGACTATCAAGCCATTGTAAGTGTACCGTAATTGCAGTAATTGGAGTAAAAGGATCTTCAGGTGAACTGTATCCACGTTCAGGATCGAAGTCTACTTCAATATCAAAAAATGCTTTGTTTAGATTAGGAGCATCTTTTCCTAAATAGTTTTCTTCAAGAAGTCTGTATACAGGATTTATATCTGCTTCGAATAAACCTTTATGTTTGTTAATTTTTTGTTCTTTAAGAAAGTCTTTCCAACTTTTGCACACAACTCTTGTGCATGAATCACCAAATGTAGATTTGTACTTGCCCCGCGGGTCTTTGTAGTACATTACATATCTAACTGGAAAGTCTTTGAATTCACGTTGTCCATTTACACGTTCGACAACTTTAATAATATCTTTATCTCTGTCCCAAAGGGCGTCTACGTAACTCATCTATTCTCCATTTGTCACTTCCGGCTGACAATACCAAATTAAGTCGCTTATGGCCGACTGTACCTTCTTCACATATAGTTATCACTAACTAATCCTATGATATAAATTATTGTAAGGCCTGCATTCAAAACAATCAATGATTTTTCTTTCCAAAGATAGCCTATCAATACCCAGCCTAAATTAGAAACTGTAAAAGCATAACTGTACCAAGGATACATATTAAACGCGGCCATTGTTGCCGCAAGTATCAACGTTACAGTAAAAAACCAAGCCAACGGTTGGTATGGTTTACTTTTTACGTTTTCTTCTGCCTTTTTTCTTTTTTGGTTCTTCTTTAATGCCATTTTCTTGCCTCCATTTTTCCTTAAGTTCAGCATCAGTCCAGTGTGGCCTTCTATCTAATCCACCTGCTCCTTGTGCCGCCCCAGGGGGAACTATTTCTATTTTTCCACCCTTCTTAAGGAACTCTTTCATTTTTTTATCTAATTGTGCCTGTTGTGCCTCTTTGTCTTCGTACTCGTTATTTGCCGTATAGTTTCTACGAATATCTATTGCCATAAATCTCCTAAGTTTATATAGTATAGCATTTTAAATTTTTGTTGTCAACCTATTTCGCAAAGAAATCATCGGCATTGGTTGCCTTATCGTCTATCCAAATATCGTAGACAGGTTTCTTCATTGCAAGGGTAGTATATTTCACACCCCATTTAGCAAATTGTTCTTTGGTATGTACTGCCCAATTTATTCCTGAATTACCACCTCTAGCAGTCCAATAATGAATCTCATGTCCTTCATCAAACAATTCGTTCATTTTCTGTATTCGTTCTTTGATTGGTTTACTATTTTCGTAATCACTACCTTTAGTTTTACAAATAGTTCCGTCTATATCAACCACGTATTTCATAAAAATAATCGCCATAGTGCAATAGTGTTCATAGCAGTAAACCATGTAGTCAATACCATTACCCAGGCCGCCTTTCTGTAGTATGCACCAAAAAATCCAGTTACACTTCCTATCCAATAAAACGGAATAAAAAGATCTGGTCTAGGTGCTAATACTGTGTATGTTAAAATTGCACTACCAATAATAACAGTGATTGCACTTGACATTTCCAAGTAAAATGCAATCGGATTAGAATTATAACTTTCTCTAAAAAACCTTATAAGTTTATTCAATTACTTGTCCTTACCAACTGTGACAATAATCGTTTCAAGATCGTCAAAATCGCTTGACACTTCTCCCCAATTAGATTTATGTGCAATACTAATCGCTTTGTTAATTAAACTAGGTTTTACATCTAGTTCTTCTGATACTGCTTTTACTGTATCACGTAAACCTTCTTTAAGGTCTGTAACTTCTTGCATTACGTTTGCACCATCATTGATAACCTGCATCAATTTGGCTTTTTCTTCCGCACCAAAAACTTTTCCACTCATGTGAATCTCCTTTGTTAATTTAATTATTAT